CCTCTTTAATCGCCTTTTGATTTAAGTGGAGTATTTTTTGGAATACCGCTGGGAAAATCACGCAAAAAAATCTTTAAAGGACTTTAAAATCTTTTTCGTCTCTCTTTCGTTACTCTATCGGTGTTTCAGCAAACAAGGACACCGATATGACCCTTATTGATATTTTTCGAGCAGGCTCTCGCCCTGACGCCAATGGCAATGTGGTGAACATTACCACGGAGTCGTTGCAACAGGCGATTGATGCCTATAACCCGCAATTCCACGAGTCCCCCGTGGTGATCGGACACCCTAAAGACAATCACCCTGCTTATGCGTGGGTGAAAGGCTTACAGCTCAACGGGGATACATTGCAAGCAGAACTGACCCAGATTGATCCTGATTTTGCCGAAATGGTACAGAATGGACGATTTAAAAAGGTGTCGGCATCTTTTTACTTACCTGATAGCCCGAACAACCCTGTTGCTGGCAAGTTGTATTTACGCCACGTGGGCTTTTTAGGTGCTGTACCACCTGCGGTAAAAGGCTTGCGTAATCCTGAATTTAATGAGGAAGAACAAGGCATCGTTGAGTTTAGCGATTGGGCGCAATCAAGCCTTTGGCGGCGACTACGGGATTGGGTGATTGGTAAGTATGGACAGGAGGAAGCAGATAAAGCCCTGCCTGATTATTTGGTGAGTTCGGTGCAAGAGGAAAGTATCCGTGAGGAGTATCGCCATACTGACGTCCTTGTTCCAGACTTTAATGAAAATAATGTGCAACCAGAAGGAGAACCCGCAATGAGTGCAGAAGAAAAAGCCGAGCTTGACCGCTTGCGTCAAGAAAATGAGCAGCTAAAAGCGACAAAAGCCAAAGCCGAAGCTGAAAAAGCCGAAGCAGAACTTAACTCAGCCAAAGCCGAGAATGCCAGTTTTGCCGAAGCCTTAATTTCGGAAGGCAAACTTGCCCCGAAAAATAAAGACAAGGTGGTGTCAATGCTCAATGCCATGACGGTGCAAGCCCAAGGTGGTGTCGTGGAATTTGAAGAGGGTGAAAGCCTTGTTCAGCAGTTTAAAGCCTATCTTAAAGACCAGCCTAAAGTGGTTGAGTTTTCAGAGGTAGCGACCAAAGACAAGGCCGCACAGCCTGCTGACGAGACGGTGGACTATGCCGAAGGCACAAGCCCAGCCAGCATTGATGCGGATAAACGCATTCGTGCTTATATGGGCGAGCACAATGTGGATTACACCACCGCATTTAATGCGTTATTTAACTAATTAACCAACAAGGAGCAATTTTTATGGCACTGGATTTATCAAAATTACGCGTACAAGACCCTGTACTCACCAATTTGGCTTATGGCTATCACAACAATGAACTGATTGGCGATAGCCTTATGCCTATCGTTGAAATCGACAAAGAAGCGGCAAAAATCCCGACATTTGGGCGTTTAGCCTTCCGTATTCCGACGACCACGCGAAGCCTACGCGGGGCATCTAACCGCTTAGAGCCTGAAGATTTGGGCGCGATTGATGTGGCACTGGAAGAACACGACGCAGAATATGCCATTGATTACCGCGAAAGCAATGAAGCCAGTTTTCCATTGCGTCAATACGCCCTAGGCGTTATCCAAGATGTGATTGCGTTAGACCGCGAAAAACAAATCGCCACCCTTGCGCAAAATGAGGCGAGCTATGACAGCACCAATAAAGTGGCATTATCTGGCACAAGTCAATTTAGTCACAAAGACTCCGACCCATTTGCCGTCTTTGACGCAGCAAAACGTGCGATTAAACGCACCATTGGGCATAAAGCCAATGTGTGCGTGATTGCAGGCGATGTGTGGGAGGTGCTGAAATCCCACCCGAAAGTGATTGAAAAAATTAAGTATGTGCAAAAAGGCGTGATTACGCCAGAAATTTTTGCGGGCTTAATTGATATTGACACCGTCAAAATTGGCGAGGCAGTTTATGAAGAAAGCGGTCAGTTAAAAGATATTTGGACTAAAACCGTGGTGTTGGCTTATGTGCCGAAAACCGCCGATAAGAAAGGCACGGTGTATCAGCCAAGTTTTGGCTATACCGTTCGCCGTCGTAAAGGATTATTTGTGGATACCTACCAAGAAAGCGGTGGCAAGTTAGAAGTGGTGCGTTGTACCGATATTTATAAACCGCATTTGGTGGGCAAGCCTGCGGGTTATTTAGTGAAAGACTGTATCGCGTAACCCCTTTAAACCGCATTTAAACGTCCTTTAAGTGCGGTTGAAAAATCCTAAATTTTGGAGAATGCAATGAACGAAAAATTACTTTACGCCGTGATTGGCGCAGTGGCTGTTTTGCATAACGGTAAACGTTATGAAGTGGGCGAAACCCTTGAACTCACGCAAGAAGAAGCACAAAACATCGCCTTGTATGTGGAACTTACCGAAAGCGGCAAAGTCAAGCTCGCCCAACAGCAACGCAATGCTGAGGAAGCACAACGTAAAGCTGAAGAAGCCAAAAACAACAAAGAAGCGACCACTAATACGGCGAATGCCAACACGGAAAATCAGGCATAAGGCGGCACAATGTACATTAATGCAGAGGATTTAAACGAGCTATTAAGTGAACGTGCCTTAATGGATCTTTCGAATGACAACAGCCGTGCCACAAGCATTAACTTTGCGGTGTTAGATAAGGCGTGTTTGTATGCCACGGAGATTGTCGATGGGTATTTGCGTTCGCGTTATGTTCTGCCGCTGCATCAAGTGCCAACCCTTGTGCGTAATCTCTGTTTGCAACTGGCACGCTATTGGCTGTATTCACGCCGTCCTGATGGCAAAGGTTTTCCTGACCAAGTCAAAGACAGTTATGCCCAAGCGCTGAAAGATTTGGAGCGTATCCAATCAGGCAAATTGCATTTAGGGCTGACCGAGCTTGTCGATACGATGGACGACAATGTGCCTGCTGTACCGCGTTTTGTGGCACGAGCACCTGAAAAAGTGGATTTATCGGGGTATTAAAATGTCTGCCACCTTGCCGATTTTAACGAGCGTCCAAGAACGCTTACTTGAGCGAATAGATCGCTTTAGCATTGAGCTTTTCCCCGATGATTTGGCGAATTACTACGTTAAAGACGAATACGGGGTCATCTTAGTGCAATACGCAGGCTCGAAGTTTGAAACCCAAGGTAGCACCGACCTTGTACATCAACGCCGTGATGTGCATCTTGCTTTAACCATTATTGCCCGTAGTCAGCACGATGATAGCGGGGCATTAGAGGTGCTGGATAAGGTTCGCTTGGCGATTGTGGGCTTTCGCCCCACTAATTGCGAACCTTGTGTATTAATTAGCGAAGAGTTCGCGGGTGAAGACGAAGGGCTTTGGCAATATCAACTGATTGTGCAAACCAGCACGTGGCAGGTGGAACAACGCGACCTGCAAAATTCACACAAATTTACCACCGCACTTTTACGCCGTGCGGATCAACATTAAGGAGAAAAATATGGCTTTTCACCACGGAACTGAAACCAAACGTGAAACAGGCGGATCTGTTCCCGTTCAAACCGTTGATGGGGCGATTATTGGCATTGTCGGCACAGCCCCAATGGGAGCGGTAAACCAGCTTACGCTGTGCCAAACGAAGAAAGATTTTGCCCAATTTGGCACGCTTACAGGTAAAGGCTTCACCCTCCCTGATGCCTTTGAGATTTTAAGCCGTTATGCCAGTGGGCAGGTTTATGTGGTCAATGTGTTAGACCCCACTCGTCATAAAACCCAAGTCAATGATGAGGTATTAACCCAAGACCCAAACACCTTAATTGCCGTAACGGAAAAAGCGGCATTGCTCACCTTAACGGTGAAAGCAAACAATGTGGCTCTCACTGAGGGGACAGACTACACGGTCAATATGCAAACAGGGGAAATCTGCTTTAAAGCCAGCAAAACCAGCCTCACTGTGACCTATACCTATGCTGACCCAAGTAAGGTTACGGAAGAAGATATTAAAGGCGGCGTGGAAAGTAGTACGGGGCAACGCAAAGGCTTTGAGTTATTGCGTGATGGCTTTAATAAATTTGGGGCAGATGCCAAGGTGTTGATTTGCCCTGAGTTTGATAAAACGGCGACTTGTGCTGCCGCCCTTCAAGTGCTGGCGGAGCAACTAAAAGCGGTTGCCTATGTGCAATTGCCAAAAGGAACAACCCTTTCTAAAGCCATTGAAGCACGAGGTCCACTGGGTAACCTTAATGCCAAAGCCAGCTCAGAACGAGTACGCCATTTTTACCCTTATGTCACAGGAATGAGTGGTGGGCTTGAAAGTCTTGCCACGCACGCGGCGGGGCTGCGAATGAAAACCGATGTGGAACAGGGTTATTGGTTTAGTACCTCTAACCGCGAACTGTTGGGCGTGATTGGTATGGAAGTGCCATTAACGGCGCGTATTGATGACTTACAAAGTGAAACCAATCGCTTAAATGCCGTGGGGATTACCACGATTTTTAATAGCTTTGGCACAGGGTTTAGATTATGGGGCAACCGCTCAAGCTGTTTCCCAACGGTTACCCATATCATCAACTTTGAGACCGCCTTGCGTACAGGGGATTTAATTGATGAAAGCATTCGCCGTGCCGAGTTGCAATATATCGACCGTCCGATTGATGATGCGTTAATTGACAGCCTATTGGAAACCATTCGCACCTACTTAGGAACGCAAAAAAGCCTCGTAGGTTTTGAAGTGGGGCTCGATTACGACTACGACTTGGCAGATGCTTTTAGTCAAGGGCAGATCCCCTTGACCTATGATTACACACCAAAACTGCCAGCTGAACGCATTAGCAATCGCTCAGTGATGACGCGTAAATATTTGGTGAATTTGGTTGGTCAAAAATAATTAAGGAGCAAGAATGAGTACAGCAATTAATCAAATCGTCAATGCCAATGTGTATTTCAACGGTAACTCTTTGCTAGGTAAAGCCAAAGAAATTAAGGTTGCCGATATTGAGTTTGAACAAATTGAGCATAAAGGGCTTGGTTTAGTGGCAACCATTAAACTGCCAGCGGGTTTAAATGCCCTAGAGGGTGAAATAACTTGGGATAGTTTCTACCCTGAAGTTCGTGTACAAAATACTAACCCATTTAAACACCAGCAATTAATGATCCGCTCTAATTTGCAAGTATTTAACGCAATGGGCTTGGCAGAAGAAGCCCCATTAGTTACGGTAATGAATGTGCAGTTTAGTAAAACCGCAGGCGGAAGTTTTAAACCTAAAGAGGCGGTTGAGCTGCAAGATAGTTTCCAAATCTACAGCATTAAGCAGACCTTAGAGGGGAAAGAATTGCTCTACGTGGATACCTTTGCCAACATCTACCGTGTAAACGGACAAGATGTGTTGCAAAAATACCGCACGAACATCGGGCAATAAAAAGTCTTTAAACCACTTTAAAATCAATTTAAAGGCGATTTAAGTAAACTCCTTGGCGAAGTTAAACAAAACCAACCAAGGAGTTTTTTTATGTCTAAACAAACTGAACAACCAAGTAACCGTATCAAATTATCTCGCCCAATTACATTAGGCTCAGGAGATCTTTTAGAAGAGGTAACCGTACGCCGTGTTACAGCAGGTGATCATCGTAAAGCAGCTGCACGCTGTAAAAATGATCCTGTTGCTACGGAATATGCTGTGATGGCAATGGTAAGTGGTTTACAGCAAGAAGATTTTGATGCGTTAGATTGGGAGGACGTGCAACTTATTCGTGGCTTTCTGTTCGATTCAGCAAGTTGATATTGATGAACTTTATACACTCTATGCGGATTTAGCGTGGTGGTATGGCTGGACGCAATCTGATATTGATGCCCTCACAATGGAGGAGCTTGATTGCTGGCTTACACAGGCTAATAGACAAGTAAAAGCGGGCTATATGCGAGTATAGCCCCAGTTAATGAAAAAGCCAATAAGTAGGGCTGGGATAGGCATTATTACTGCGACAGCGACTGAGTAAAGTAATGCGATAAACACCCAAAAGAAGAGGTAGAAAATCGCAATAAAACCGATTTCAGCAAATCCCGTTGCGGTGGCAAATTGTTCGGCTGGAAATATGTCTATAGCAGCCCAAATGCCCGCAAGAATAAATGAGCAAACCATAATGGCTTTCGCAATCGCCAATGTTCTCTCTGAGTGTATCTCTTGCTTCATGTTCCCTCCTAGTCTTATTAGCTAACTTTACCGTGAGAAAGAAAAAATGGCAACAAATGAATTAATGATCGGCTTAGTCATTGGTACAACGCTTAAAGGTGTGAGTGCGGCATTCACAACGGTAACTAAGCTGTCCTCTCGCCTATCTAGTCAAATCGAAAAAGCCACAGCACAACAAAGCCGATTTGGTCTTGCTTTGCAAAAAATGCACTATCCTGCCAAAAGCCTTGATGCTATAGCAAAACGTTATCAGCAGCTAGATAATGCGATTAGCCGTGCCGAAAAAAGCCAACAACGTCTTAATGGGGCTATGGCATTCTCTGAAAATTGGGATAAGGCTAAAAAACGTATGCAAGGGCAATTAATGGAGACCGCTGCTCACGGCTATGCGGTAGGTCGCCCATTAATGACCTCAATTCAAACTTATATGGCTCAGGAAGATGCTGCTAACGACCTAAAAATCACGATGATGAAAGCTAATGGTTCGTTCGGGAAATTTAAAGAAATCGGCAAAATTGCCGATGATTTAGGACGTGATTTACCTGGCACAAAAAAAGATTTCTATAACCTTGCTCGCGCCTTAAAAATGCAAGGGGTGAACGATGACATCCTTATTGGTGGAGGATTGCAAACAGCGGCGAAACTCAATGTACTTTTAGGTATGGATCAATTTGAGGGTGGTGAGTTTCTTGCAAAACTGATGGAAGGCCACGGTCTTTCTGAGGGGGAATTAAAAGCCTCAGCAGATAACCTACAACGTGCGATGTTTGCGGGTGGGATGAACAAAGAACAAATGTATGGGGCGATGACCTATTATGCCTCTAACGTGCGCTCTATGAAACTCACTGGGGAAGAAAATGCCAAGAAAATTTTTGCTATCCAAGGAATGGCTGCTCAACAAGGCTTAGAGGGAACCTCTTTTGGGACAAACTTTTCCACGATGCTTGACCGAATGAATAAAGGCCCGAAGATGATCGCCGAAGCCAAAAAAGGTATGAAAGCCGAAGCGCGCGATATTTTAGAAAGCTCAGGCGTTGAATTTAATTTTTGGGATAAAAAGGGCAATTTTAAAGGCATTGACGGAATGATGACCGAGCTAGAAAAGCTCGACATTATTCGACAGAAGTATGGTGATGAAGGTGCGGGTCTTGTAGCCGATGCGCTCTTTGGCACTGAAGGGAAACGTGTGGCCCTATTACTTGCACAAAAAGGTAAGCAGGGACTGGAAGAGTTTTTGCAGAAAATGCGCGAACAAGCCAGCCTTGAGGAACGTATCGCCCAAAAAACACGCACCCTAAGCGCAGCGATGGAAGCCCTAGGTGGCGTATGGGAAAGTGCGGTAGGAACAATAGGCTCGGCGTTTGCAGATGACTTAAAAGAGATAGCCAAAGCAGGCCAGCATTTTATTGAAGATACATTAACACCGTGGATTAGCGAAAATAAAGGGCTAATTAGAACTTTCGTGGGTTTTGTCGGTGGACTATTAGCGATGAAACTTAGCTTTCTAGGCGTGGGTTATGGGCTCAATTTGCTTTTTAGTCCTTTTGTAAGGCTTTATGTTGGTGCAACAAAGTTAAATGGTGCATTTAATGCGATACGTTTAGCGCGTCTAACAGGGGATTTCTCTAAACTAAGCCTGAAATTGCGTCTTTTAAATCGAGCGTTTAGTTTCGTCGGCGGAGGAAGTTGGCGACTGGCTAAAGGGTTATCTGGTGGCATATTCGGGGCGACAAAACGCGTCGCGTCAGCGTTTATCTCTGCGAATAAGTGGGGATTTAAACTTGGTATGACGTTAGCAGGTAAGCTATTTGGTGGCTTACAACTTGTGGGTAAAGGCATTTTATTTATTGGTCGTGCCTTAGGTCTAAATCCTATTGGTATAGCCGTTATGGCTATCGCAGGTGCGGCGTTCTTAATTTATCAATATTGGGAGCCGATTAAAACATTCTTTTCAGATATGTGGGAAAACGTGAAAGGCTTCTTTAATTCAGGGATTGGGAATATCACCGCAACTATCCTTGATTGGTCGCCAATCGGATTATTTTATAAAGCCTTTGCTGCTGTATTGAACTGGTTTGGCGTTGATTTGCCAAGTAGTTTTAGTCAATTTGGTATGGGCATGATTAATAAACTTGGCGAAGGTATAAGCAAAGCCTTTGAAGGCGTTAAAAATTTTATTGGCAGTACAGTAGATTGGATCAAGGGGAAACTTGGCTTTGCAGCAGAAACTGAGCTAGCTATTTCAACCAAGCAAGCCAATATTGCACAGTCAGCCATTGGTAGTAGTTCAATGGCAACCACTGGTGCACAACTTGCTCTTGATAACGCTAAAAAACGAGGCTTTTCTTCGGGTGGTTATACAGGCGATGGTGGCAAACACGAAGTGGCTGGCGTGGTGCATAAAGGCGAATATGTCCTGAATAAAGAAATCACCTCGCGTCTTGGCGTGGCTAATATCCAACGTTTAGCCAATATTGCAATGGTTGCTGGGCAATCTGCCTTTGCGGCAGTAAGCCCCTTAGAGCCTGTGATGACGGAGGTAAAACAGCCTAAAAGTACTATTGCAGCAAACACCGTAACAAGCGGACAAAAAGAGGCAAAAAAACAACCGCACTTAACGCCAAAAACAAAAACAGGTGTGAAGAAAAAATCACATCAAGCAGGCGTACAGCAAGCCCTATCGCAACGTGCAAAAGAAAAAGCTGAGCCAATGCAACATAAATCACCTATTGTGGTGCATTTTAGCCCTGTGATCAATGTTAATGGTAACCAAGAGAAAACGGATATTTTGGCGGATATTACCCAAGCCATGCAACGTGGTAACCGTGAGCTTGAGCGCGTTGTTGAACGTATTTTTGACCAGATGATTGACCAGCGTGGGCGTAGAGCGTATTAGGAGGAAAGATGTATTGTTTGCTTGGCGACATCGTATTTGAACCGATTGATTTAACCGAGTTTTCTGAAACCCAGCAAGCCAGTTTTGCGGAACACGCAGTAATGCGCGGTAAACCGAGACTGCAAGCTACAGGTGATGGGCTAACCACCTTGCAATTTGCGGCAAGGCTACATCATCAAATCGGCGGTGTGGAAAGCCGTTGGCGTGCATTAAGTGCGGCAAAATCGGCACAACAGGCACTTGCCCTTGTGTGGGGGCGTAATGGGGTCAAAGGCAATTATGTGATCACAGATTTAAGCTCAACTACCCTGTTTACCGATGAGCAAGGTAATGTGTTGTGTCGTGAGATTTCGATTAGCCTTACTGAATATGTGGGGGAATTAGATGAGGGGTTATTGGGTGCGGCATTACAGCTAGGCGACAGTAGCATTTTAGGTTCAATTCTACCTCAAAATCTTACTAATACGCTGAGTGCGGTAAAAAATACCGTTAATCGTGGTGTCCAACTGTATCAAGCAGGTAAGCGTGCGGTTGATGAAGTGAAAAATACCGTAGCCATCATGCGGCAACTTAAAAGCGATCCACAGTCTGCCCTTGCTTATTTGCCTCACGCCTTATCAGGGTTGGATCAGTCTTTGGGGGCATTTGGTGAGCTTGTTGGGATGCGGGGTGCGTTTGATAGTGTTCGCCCTTATTTGGGTGTGGTTGGTGAGTTTGTTGAGGCTGGCCAAGCGATTTATGATGCTCTTGCCCTTAGCAAAACACATTTTGAGCAATCCAATGCAACAGGCTGGGAAAATTGGTTTGTTCCTGCCGATAATGCGTTTGCTGACGCCGTTGAACATATTGATAACCTTGCTACCACGACAGCAGAAATGACTGCGTGGGTGGTGTTGCGTAATGATGAGGAGTGCGATGATGCAAACCGTGATTAAGCATACAGCTAAACTGGGTGAACGCTGGGATAGCTTGGCTTACTATTATTATGGTGATCCCTTGGCATATAGTCGCATTATTGATGCCAACCCACACTTAAGTTTTTACGAAGTATTACCCATGGGGGTAACCGTTTATATCCCCGTTTTACGAGTGCAACCTACTCAAAATGAAGCAATGCCACCTTGGCTAAGGGGAAATAATGGCTAATGTGGCCCAGTATGATTTTTCGTTGTTTTATGAGAAAACCAATATTTCCGCGGAAATCGAACCGCACTTAATTGAGCTGAGTTATACCGATTATCTTGAAGGACAAAGCGATGAGCTGACGGTAACCTTTGAAGATATTCAGGGTAAATGGATCCGCCAGTGGTTCCCAACGCAAGGAGATAAATTGATTGCAGCCATTGGCTATAAAGGCGCACCATTAGTGGACATTGGCAGCTTTGAGATTGACGAAGTGGAATACGAGGCACATCCCTCAACCATTACCTTGCGGGCATTAAGCAGTGGGATTAGTAAAAACTACCGCACCTTAAAACCCAAAGCCTATGAAAACACCACCCTTGCACAAATCGTGGCACAGGTGGCAGAACGGTTAAAACTGAAGGTGGTGGGGCAAATTAAGCCAATCCCCATCACGCGCGTAACCCAATACCAAGAGCGCGATGTGGAGTTTTTATCTCGCCTTGCCCGTGAATATCATCACAGTTTTAAAATTGTGGGTAACCAGCTGGTGTTTACTCATAAAGACGAACTAGGGCAAACCGCTCCTGTTGCGGTGCTTGATGAGCGAGATGTGATAAGCCTACGATTGCGTGATCGCATTAAAGACACCGCTAAAGCGGTGGAAATTACGGGCTATGACGCCAATGGTAAAAAGGTCATCAAGCAACGCAAAAATGCTAAAAAACGGCGCAAAAATATCAAGCAATCTGCCGAAGCCAGTGGGGACACCTTACGCATTGTGACCCGTGGCGAAAGCCAAGAGCAAATTGATGCCAGAGCTGATGCAGCACTTGCGGAGCAAAATGATGACCAGCAAGCAGGCAATATCGTCCTTTGGGGTAATCCGAAACTGGTGGCAGGCAATACGATTTTGTTACGTAATTTGGGCGTGTTTAGTGGCAAATATCTGATTAAAAGCGCAAGGCATAGTTTTAGTCGTTTTAGCGGCTATCAAACCGAAATTGAGGTACGAATGCTTGAATTTATCCCTGATGATTTGATTACTTTAGGTATGGAGGCAACCCATGCAAACCCATAATTTTACCGCCACCTATCAAGAGGGCATTGTGTCCGCAGTTGATATCAACACCCATAAAGTGCGGTGTAAAATCCCTGCCCTTGATGACCTAGAAACGGCGTGGTTACATTACCCTGTGCCTAATGCGGGCGGAAATCAATTTTATTGTTTACCTGATGTGGGAGAGCTTGTGGCGTTGTTATTAGATGCCCGCGGTGAAGGCGGCTGTGTGTTAGGTGCAATCTATAACCAGCAAGACCCTGTGCCTGTGGCGAATGGTGAGATGTTTATGCTCAAATTTAAAAACGGCACAACCATCTCGCACAATAGGGCGACAGGCGATGTCGTGATTGATGCGGTGGGAACGGTGTTAATCAAATCCCCAAGCCTTATTACCCTTGATTGCCCTGATACCAAAACCACAGGCAATTTGCTTGTGGAAGGCTCATTAACCTATATGCAAGGCATGACAGGTAACGGTGGCAAGGGTGGGGCTACAGCGGTGATCAATGGTACGCTTAAAACCAAAGGTGGTGACATTACTGCGGATGATATTAGTCTTAAAAACCACGTGCATACTGAGCAAGGTGATGGTAACGACACCAGCTCAGCCAAATAAAATCTTTAAAGGACTTTAAAATCAATTTCCCTTTCAGCCCTGTATTCTCAGGGCTATGAATACACAACTCACGACACATTGGCAACTTGCCCCAGAATTAGATAACAACGCCCCTCAACAAGGGCTTGATGATATCCATCTGTGCATTGCCAATATACTCAACACAATCAAAGGCACCGATATTTTGCGCCCACAGTTTGGCAGTGATCATTTTAACTATTTAGATCAGCCCGAAGATATTGCTATCCCCAATATCGTGCGTGAAATTAGCCACGCATTAAGCAAGTGGGAACCACGCATTGAGGTTGAGCGCATAGAGATAACAGGCACTGCACCACAATTTGAATGCCTGATTTACTGGCATTTAAAAACCGCAGTGTACCGAGAAATTTATCAAACGGTGGTCAAGGTATGAGCTGGCTAAAAGATGACGTAAAAATTGTCCACGAAGACGTAAAACAAATTTTAAGTGATGCCATTGCAGATTATGAGCAGCGTACAGGCAAAACGCTACAGCCTGCGCATATTGAACGCTCTATTATCCAAACCTATGCCTACCGCGAATTGTTGGTGCGAAAAGGTATCAATGAAGCCTTTTTGCAAACCTTTCCGCAATTTGCGGTGGGACTAGCATTGGATTTATGCGGTGAACCTTTTGGCTGTTACCGTCTGCGTGATAAAGCCGCACGCTGTGTGTTGCGTTTTAGTGTAGAGGGCGAGCATAGCAGTATTTTAGTGCCGAAAGGCACTGAAGTAATGGTCACTCCTGAATTGAGCTTTGTTACGCTGGCTGATGATGTTATTACGCCACTCATTGGCTATGTGGAAATTGAAGCGGAAGCTAATAAAACAGGCTCTATTGGCAATGGTTGGGAAATTGGGCGTGTGAAGCAATTAAAACGCCCTTTAAATACTGACAAAACCATTACGGTTAGCAATATTGATGTCACCAGTGGCGGCATTGCAGAAGAAGATGATGAGGCTTATCGCGAGCGCATTTTGCAAGCCCCTGAAGCGTTTAATACCTGTGGCTCTATTGCTGCTTATCAATACCACACTAGAGCCGTATCGCAAGAGATTGTGGACGTGCAAGTGATTAATGGTGGCGGTGGCAAGGTAAATATTTACCCACTTACTGTTACAGGCGTGCCTGATAGACGCTTAAAACAAGCTATCCAAGATTATTTAAGCCCAGAGCATCGCCGTCCGCTGTGTGATGTGGTGAGCGTTAAAGACCCAATCATCCGCACTTATCAAATCGTTGCGGAACTCACGCTACTTGAGGGCTACCGTGAAGATATTGTTAAAACCAAAGCACGTGATGCCTTGCTGGATTATTTGGCAAGCCGCACTAAAAAGCTGGGGATGGATGTCGTCCCCTCCGCACTAATGCAAGTGTTGCGTGTTGAGGGGGTCTATGATGTGACAATCCAGCAACCCGCAAAAATGGTGCTAAATGCCACCGAATGGGCTAACTGCACCAAAGTTACCCTAAACGTCAATGGAGTGCGACAAGATGGCTAAATTACAGTATCCAAGCATCATTGAAAGTTCAGAAAAATACACCGCACTTGCCGACCTTGGTAATAAATTGAATTTGACCGAAAAGCGTCAAATTATGACCAGCCTTGTGGAATTACTTGATGACAAATGGATTGAGCTATTGGCGGAAAAATGGAGTGTTACAGGTTATGACGGGCTTTTTGTCGCTGAAAATAATGAGTCTAAGCGCCAACTGGTACGCAATGCAGTAAAACTGCATCGTTATAAAGGCACCCCTTGGGCAATTCGTGATGTATTGCGTCAGTTAGGTTTTGGCGAAATTGAAATTGATGAGGGGCTAAAAGCGCGTAATTACGAGTCTCATCAAGGTGTGGCAGCCATACCCCAAGACGAACGCTGGGCAGCTTATGCCATTCGGCTAAATCAACCTATCACCAACGAGCAATCTGCTGAAATCCGTAAGATATTACTTAGCTTTGCTCCAGCACGTTGTGTGCTGGCAGTGCTGGACTATAAAGCAGCCCCTATCCGTTATAACAACAAAGCTACCTATAACGGCGCATATAACCACGGCTCGGCATAGTTTAAACATCATTTAAAAGACATTTAAGGATTACACATGGCGAATTTAGAAGAAAAAGAAAAATGGGAAACGGGGATTTATCAAATTGAAGAAAGTGATCCTGTTCACGGTGGCGCAGATGGCGTTACCAATAAACCCATTAAACAACTCGCTAACCGCACAAAATACCTAAAAAAAGAGGTGGAAAGACGCTATGTTGAGCGGTCAGCAACCACAGCGCAAACAGGGACGGTGCAATTAAATAGCAGTGATAATAGCGAGAGCGAAACTGAAGCGGCCACCCCTAAAGTAGTTAAAAAGCTCAAGGGGTTAATTGACGCGCTCACTCGCAATCTAGGGAATTATATCCCCAACAGCAAAAAATCAAACTCCGTAACCTCACCAAGTGCCGACACAGTGGCGACAAGTGCGGCCGCTAAAACAGCCTATGATAAGGCGGTTGAGGCATTAAATAAAGCAAACAGCAAACAATCCCCAGCCGCGACCCTTGCAGGCTATGGCATTACCGATTTTTCGGTGCGGTCTTTAACTGCAAGCGACAATCTCAATGACATCACGGTCAAAGGTATCTATAACAATACAACATACCGCAACACGACAGATAACAATTATCCCGAGAAGGTAGCTGGTGTTCTGCTTGTCTTATCAAACGCAGAGCAAGTTTATTTTGCAGCTAACGGCAGGATATATAAGCGCTATAAGTCAAACAATAACTGGGCTGATGGCTGGGTGAGACTTGATAATTTAACTACCCCCATCGGTGATGACCAAAATCTTGATGAGATAACCACAGACGGCAATTATTATATTGTTGGTACTTCTAAAGCAACACTAGCCAAAAATTACCCCGTAGAAAGAGGTGATGGGGCATTAGAAGTCTTTGGTAACGGGTATTTTCAGCGCTTTACCACGTTTCATTCGCGCCAAGTTTTCAACCGTCGTAAGGTCGGCGGCAATTGGACAAATTGGGTAATGAGTGCTGATGATAAGAGTGAGATACGCCAAAAGACCATTGATTACACCAAGGCAGAGGGTTATGCCTACAGCGGTTTTTACCGACCAAACGGCGATAAACTTAACAACCTGCCGCTTGCCAGTTTGATGATGCACATCACACACCCATCCTACACCACCAATGCCCACGCAAGAGGGATTGGTTTTAGTTATGGTAGTTATAACGGCAATCAGGCTTGGGATATATTTACCACGGCATTTGACGCAAATGGCACTTATCTCGGACAAAAACAGATTATGACCGAGTTAGGAGGGATATTTAGAGGTGACATTAACCTTAATAATAACATGCTGGGATTTAGCGCAGATACAACACATTTTATCAATAGCAAGAATATTGATGGTATTTGGCACGATGACAACAGCAACACCTTTCATTTTCAGTCTGACAGCACTTACAAAAAAACAGGCGACGCAGGTAACGCAAGTTTATCGGCTGTTAATTATTTTGCCAGTGGACGAGTAGAGATTAAAAGTAACGCCTGGGGGCGCATCCGTGCCATCCTACCCGATGGTGGTTATTGGCAGTGGGAAGTCAATCCTGCCTCAGCAACCGACCCAAGATTTAATTATATCTATTGCTCTGCAAGTGGCGAGCAACGCTATTTAGCATTTCCGCAGCTTACTAAAAATGAGGTTGTAGCGTATCGGGGTTGGGTCGACGAGAAAATCCAAAGTCTCATCACTTATCAAAAAATTGGCAATTTCGAGGTTAGGAAATATCCCGATGGGACAATGATACAAACTTATGTAATCAATCAGAACGACTTGTACGAATGGTTTGAGAAATCATTTAACTGGGCTATAGCTTTTGTTGATACACCATTAATTTTTTCAAAGGTAACAACTTCTATCAGAGGTTCTCACAATGCAGGTGTAAATATATTAACAAAATCTAATAATGCAACTTGTTATTATCACGAGTATGAGCACGGTGGCCATAATCAAGGCGATGTTAGAATCCAGTTTTTGGCAATCGGGAGATGGAAATAATGACAATGTACTACAGAGCAGGATTTTATTTAGATTTAGCACAAGCTCCTGAAGGGGCGGTGGAAATAAGTGACGAAACCTACCGCACTTTGCTTGAAGGGCAATCGCAAGGCAAACAAATTATAGCTAATGAGCAAGGCTATCCGATACTCGTTGATCCACAGCCTAGTCCTTATCACAGATTGCAAGGCTCAGAATGGGTAATTGATGAGGACAAACAAGCCGAGCTACTCACCCAACAACGCCAACAAATCCGAACACAAATCAACACCAAACGCGATGCGTGCGTAAACGGCGGCGTGTATGTGCCAGAAATCGGCAAATGGGTGGATACAGATGAAAAAGGGCGTGCCACCTTGGTTGAAATCAAAGCGGATTTTGACTTAAACGGCAAAACGGAAGAAAACGGCGAGCCGCGTATTTTCACCCTGATTTGTGCGGATAACACCGCAGAGCCACTGGATTTTGACAAATTCAAAGCGGTGTGGAACGCGGCGAAAACGCTCAAAGAAAAAATGTTTGAAAACGCCTATATGCACAAGATTTTGTTAGAACAAGCGGAAAATCCGCTTGAGTATGACTGGTCAATCGGCTGGTCGCAAACCTATGAGGAATACCAAAATGAGCAAGAAAAATCCATTTAAAACGTGGGGCTATCACGTTTTGATTGCCCTCGACCAACTTTGCAACGCCTTAACGGGCGGTGGGGCAGATGAAACCTTTTCCAGCCGTTGTTACCGCCGAGCCGTGTTAGAGAGCAAGCCCAAAGCCCGCTGGCGGTTTTGGTTTCGGCTGGTGAATGGGCTGTTTTTCGACAAAGACCATTGCAAAACCGCCTATGAAAGCGAGGTGAAACGGCGGCAATATCCTACAGATTTTTCAGAGGTGATCTAAATGAAAGTAACATTAAGAAACGGCAATTACGCTGAAATTGTTTATGAAAGCCCATTTGGCAAGCTATTAGTGGTTGAGCAAACAGACTCGGAGCTGCCCGCAGTGCATTGGCATAATGCCGATGGCTCTTACCATAAAGACGAGGATAATCAGGTTATTTCAAATGAGTTAGATATTATTTGGGAGGGGCAAAATGAAGTAACCGTTTAGAGCAAAAGAAGAAGCGGCGATGTGGTAGGCTCTGACCTCTACCACATCAGCCTAAGCAGATAGCACCTGCATAGACCCGAGACCGCTTTGTCTGACCAGACGGGCGGATTGTAACAAAACCGCGTAAAGTGAGAAAGTCTATGCAAAAAGATTTGCAAGAAATGCGGTGCAAGTGCTGTAAAAAGCTCCTTGCACGCACAAAAGATAATCAATATTTAGAAATTAAATGTGTGCGGTGTAAAACCTTAAACACATTTAAACCTACTCGTTAAACAACTCAGAGTGTCCGAACGCCTTGAGCGTCAGAACGCCATAATTTAAGGATAAATTATGGCAAATCAAACAAATCCTACTCACTATAAACAAGCACCACTGCCTTTCGTTGGGCAAAAACGGCTGTTTTTAAACGCCTTTAAACAGGTTTTAAATGACAATATTCCTAATGATGGTGAGGGCTGGACGATTATAGATACCTTCGGCGGAAGCGGACTGTTAAGCCACGTGGCAAAGCGAATCAAGTCCAAAGCACGGGTGATTTATAATGATTTTGATGGATATGCAGACAGACTAAAACACATAAGCGATACAAATCGTTTACGAGCTGAACTGCTTCAAATTGTTGGCGATATTGTACCAAAAAACAAGCGATTAGATAACAATAAAAAGCAAGAAATTATCAATAAAATCAATGATTTTAATGGATTTAAAGACCTCAATACCATTGCAAGTTGGTTGCTTTTCAGTGGGCAACAAGTCAGCTCATTTGAGGAGCTATTTAGCAAGACATTTTGGAATGGAATAAAGCTGGCTGATTATCCTAGTGCAGAGGATTATCTTGATGGGCTTGAGATAGTCAGCGAGCCATTTCAACAGCTTCTGCCTAAGTTTGCCGACAACCCTAAAGCCCTGTTTGTGTTAGACTCGCCTTATCTTTGCACCAAGCAAAACAGCTATAAAATGGCAAATTATTTTGATTTGATTGATTTCTTGCAGCTTATTGACCGAACACGACCGCCTTATGTGTTTTTTAGCTCCACTAAGTCAGAGTTTGTGCGGTTTATTGCGTATATGGTGCAGGCGAAAAAGGATAACTGGCAAGCCTTTGATGGAGCTGAGCGGATAGTCCTTCAAACATCGTTAAACTATCAGGTTAGCTATGAGGATAATTTGGTGTTTAAATTCTAAAAATTAAGGGGCTAACGCCCCTATTTTTCAACGCCCGCCTTATAGCCTGCCTCATAAGCCGCACGCATAAGGCGTTTGATATTCCACACGCCCATATCATAAAAATCTAAATGGTCGCTCATTCGGGTTTCTAATGTTTCAATATCCCCCACCTCTTTTGCAATGGTTTCTAATATTTTTGCGATGGTTTTTTCAGTTGGTTTTTTCATTGTTTATTTCCCTCTTAAAATGTTTGCGATTTTGTCAGCGATTTGCTGGGCGACAATGTCAAAGTTAGTCTCGATTGAAACGCGTTGGCGACAATGTTCAGAGTGTTCAACCAGCGTGCCTTGTGGCATATAAAGTAAATAAATTGTTGGCTCATTTTGATAACTATCTTGACGGACTTGAAAGCGGCGTTTCCCTTGCACAAATTCCCTATTTTTAAAGCCGTGATGGTTTTCAAGTCTGGTGGTTAAGTGTTGAATAAATTCTCGTGTATTAAATTTCATTTTTATGTCCCTGTTGTTTTATGTTGGGGGCATCATTGCTCGTTGGGGACGAGGAGTAAAGGGGAAATAAGCGGGTAATTAAGCTGGCTGGCTAACAATGTAGCTGGGGAGGTATGGAGGTCTATTTCAGCATCGTTTAAAAGCGGTTTAAATAGCGTTTAAATATCATAAAAAAATCCACATAACGTGGGAAATTTTTTTCTCAAGTTATGTGGACGCTTTTCTCATTTTTCGCGGACGGCTTCAGGCACTGTGCCTGATGAAGTGCGGTGGAAATTAAACGAATTTCAGATTTTTTCTTATTTTGTGTTGTATTTTGAAAAACAGGGTTTGCATTATCCTGATAAAAAGACCTTTCCACAAAATGCTTTTGCCACTATCGGCACGCACGATGTTCCCTCACTCGCGAGTTTTTGGCATTGCCGTGATTTAGCCCATTTTGCTCAGCTCAGCATATTGGCAGGCGAGAGGCTAAAACAAAAATACGATCAGCGGTTATTAGATAAACAAGCCCTATTAAACAGCTTGCACCGCGATCAATATTTACCCGACGATTACTGGGGCGATGCCCTCACAATGGCAATGCACCAAAATTTAATGCGGGTAATCCACCTTTATTTAGCCGAAAGCCAAACCAAGCTCATTGGCGTTCAACTGGAAAATTTAATTGAGCAGGAAATTTCCTTCAATCTTCCTGGCACATCAATGGAATATCCAAATTGGCGTATGAAATTAGCCCGAACCATTGAGGACATTTTTTCTGATGAAAATATCACCGCACTTTTAACTGAAATTAACCAAGCACGTCAGCGATAAGAGGTTTATATGAATACATTGCTTCCACAACAAGCCATTAATGCCTTTTTCAACGGCACGCATTCCGATCCCTTTTCTGTGCTGGGTATGCACGAAACAGAAAAGGGCATTGAAGTTCGCGTATTATTGCCTGATGCCAATCAGGTTAAGGTGCTGGATAAAGAAAATCCAAGTAAGGTTTATCCCTTAGATTGCCTTGATGAACGCGGCTTTTTTGCGGGTATCATTCCAAACACACACAGTTTTTTTGCTTATCAATTAGAAGTCTATTGGGGCAATGAACCACAGATTGTAGAAGATCCGTACCGTTTTCACCCAATGATTCAAGAGCTGGATAATTGGCTATTAGCAGAGGGTTCTCATTTACGCCCTTATGAAATTTTAGGCACACACTTTATGCAATGCGAAGGCGTATCAGGCGTGAATTTCCGCTTATGGGCGCCGAATGCGAAGCGGGTTTCGGTGGTGGGGGATTTCAACTATTGGGACGGTCGCCGCCACCCGATGCGTTTTCATTCCTCAAGTGGTATTTGGGAGTTGTTTATCCCTAAAGTGGCATTAGGACAGTTGTATAAATTTGAATTATTGGATTGTAACGATCAGCTCCGTTTGAAAGCCGATCCTTATGCCTTTAGCTCACAGCTTCGTCCTGATACGGCTTCGCAAATTAGCCCATTGCCGAATGTGGTGGAAATGACGGAAAAACGTCGCAAAGCCAACCAGTTTGATCAGCCGATTTCCATTTATGAAGTACATTTAGGCTCTTGGCGGCGAAATCTCGCGAACAATTTTTGGTTAGATTACGATGAAATCGCTGATGAGCTGATCCCTTATGTGAAAGAAATGGGTTTCACCCATATTGAATTTTTGCCGTTGTCAGAATTTCCTTTTTACGGCTCTTGGGGTTATCAACCTATCGGGCTTTATTCCCCAACTAGCCGTTTCGGCACGGCGGAGGGCTTTAAACGTTTAATCGAGAAAGCTCACGAGGCTTGAATTCAGTTATCCAGGGCATTTCGCAACTGACACCCACGGTATGACTGCCTTTAATGAAACGGCGTCATACGAATACGCTGATCCGAAAGTGGAAGCTAAAGAAACACGATAAGGCGGTCGTTATTCAGTCAATAAGCTGCAAGAAATCAATCAAATCAAAATAATTTGCCATTTTATAGCTGTTTTGCTTGGTGCAAAGATAAGGCGAGTCTAACACAAACAGGGCTTTAGGGTTGTCGGCAAACTTAGGCAGAAGCTGTTGAAATGGCTCGCTGACTATCTCAAGCCCATCAAGGTAATCCTCTGCACTAGGATAATCAGCCAGCTTTATTCCATTCCAAAATGTCTTGCTAAATAGCTCCTCAAATGAGCTGACTTGTTGCCCACTGAAAAGCAACCAACTTGCAATGGTGTTGAGGTCTTTAAATCCCTTAAAATCATTGATTTTATTGATGATTTCTTGCTTTTTATTGTTATCTAATCGCTTGTTTTTGGGTACAATATCGCCAACAATTTGAAGCAGTTCAGCTCGTAAACGATTTGTATCGCTTATGTGTTTTAACCTGTCGGCATAGCCATCAAAATCATTATAAATCACCCGTGCTTTGGACTTGATACGCTTTGCCACATGGCTTAATAAACCACTTCCTCCAAAAGCATCGACAATCGTCCACCCCTCACCATCATCAGAAATATGCTCATTTAAAACCTGTTTAAAGGCGTTTAAAAACAGCCGTTTTTGCCCAACGAAAGGCAGTGGTGCTTGTTTATAGTGAGTAGGATTTGTTTGATTTGCCATAATTTATCCTTAAATTATGGCGTTCTGACGCTCAAGGCGTTCGGACACTCTGAGTTGTTTAAGTTTCGAGTAGGTTTAAATGTGTTTAAGGTTTTACACCGCACACATTTAATTTCTAAATATTGATTATCTTGTGCGT